AATATTATACGGATGGCCGCTTTTTGGAGCGTGAGGATTTTGAATTTATTGGAGAAATTACAATTGTGCCATTTGGGTCTCACTATATATTGAGACCCGATATACCAGGGATAAGTTGCGAGAGCGGTCAATTGGGTCTCAACTTTGGTCAACATGCCTCCAAAGCGCTTCGTTATAAACTCCAAAAATTATTTCCTCACTTATCCTAAGTGCTCACTAACCAAAGAGGAAGCACTTTCCCAAATCCAGAATTTCCAAACCCCAACTTCAAAAAAATATATTAAAATCTGCCGAGAATTACATGAGAATGGGGAACCTCATCTGCACGTGCTCATCCAGTTCGAGGGGAAATACAAGTGCCAGAATCAGCGATTCTTCGACCTGGTCTCCCCAAGCAGGTCAGCACATTTCCATCCGAACATTCAGGGAGCTAAATCAAGCTCCGATGTCAAGTCCTACATCGACAAGGACGGGGACACTCTCGAGTGGGGAGAGTTTCAGATCGATGGAAGATCAGCAAGAGGAGGACAACAGACAGCCAACGACGCTTACGCCGCAGCACTTAACGCAGGCAGTAAGTCAGAGGCTCTTAGAGTCATTAGGGAACTAGCTCCTAAAGATTTTGTACTACAATTTCATAATTTAAATGCAAATCTAGACAGAATCTTTCAGGAGCCACCGGCTCCCTATATTTCTCCTTTTTCTTCATCTTCTTTCGATCAAGTTCCAGAAGAACTTGAAGATTGGGCGTCCGAGAACGTTGTCGATCCCGCTGCGCGGCCCCTTAGACCTCAGAGTATAGTAATTGAGGGAGACAGTCGAACGGGGAAGACGATGTGGGCTAGGTCACTGGGACCACACAACTATTTGTGTGGACACCTGGACCTAAGTCCCAAAGTATACAGTAACGACGCTTGGTATAACGTCATTGATGACGTTGACCCGCACTTCCTCAAACACTTTAAAGAGTTCATGGGGGCCCAAAGAGACTGGCAGTCCAACACAAAATACGGGAAGCCAGTTCAAATTAAAGGCGGGATACCGACAATCTTCCTGTGCAATCCTGGTCCCAACAGCAGTTATAAGGAATTCCTCGACGAGGAAAAGAACACCGCATTAAAGAACTGGGCCGTCAAAAATGCGATCTTCGTCACCCTCGAAGGACCACTGTACTCAGGTTCCAATCAAAGTACAGCACAGGGAAGCGAAGAGGCGCAACCGGAGGAGGAGAGTAGATCTTGAATGCGGGTGTTCTTATTATCTGTCCATCAACTGCCACAATCATGGATTCACGCACAGGGGAACCCATCACTGCAGCTCAAGCATGGAATGGCGCCTATATCTGGGAGATTCCAAATCCCCTCTATTTCAAGCTCCTCAGCCACGACGTCCGTCCATTCACGACGAACATGGACATACTCACGATCAGGATCCAATTCAACTACAACCTCCGGAGAGCTCTGGGAGTGCACAAATGTTTTCTGACCTACCGAATCTGGACGACCTTACACCCTCCGACTGGTCTTTTCTTAAGGGTATTCAAGACCCAAGTCCTCAAGTATCTCAACAATATCGGTGTAATATCAATTAATGCAATTATTAGGGCTGTAAATCATGTATTATGGAATAAATTAGAGCAAACTATGTATGTAGACCTGATCAGAAATAAAAATTAAACATTTATTAATTTCAGTTCGTTACAGAATCGTAGAAGTAAATCCTAATCTTAAGAGTCGCGTACACGGGATTAGAGGCATGGGTACATGCCATATACAACATCAGAGCATTCTCGGTGTGATTCTCATATTTACCAGCCTCCTGCTGGTTATAAACTACATAATTGTTAACCCTAACAAACTTCTTGACAAGGGCCTGTTCCTTTGCACCATACTGTCCACCCGTGACGGTTGCATACCACTTACGCAATACCTGGTAGCGGTCTCGATGCATATTCTTCACAGTGGCAGTGCTAGGCTCGTTGTCAAACATGTTGAACACCTCTCCAAAATCCTGAGGCTTGTCAGTGGGCCGTCGATCACGGGCGAGAAAGAACATGACATTGTTAGTATGATTTTTGGACTTGATGTTTTCATCCATCCATATCTTACCCAAAACATAAACAGATTTCACGCAGAAACGCTTCCCTACTCGATGGGTCAGCCCAGTACCGCGGGTGACATCACTGATGCACATTACCTTACCTATATGCACTACATCGTGTCTGGACTCGAAAGACTGTACCTTACATGGACCCTCACAGCCCTTTGGAACATCAGGGCTTCTGTACATCCTGTAAATTCTGGGCTTCCGATTCATGGGCCTGTTCGCCCACATTCGCGATTTTGTGACGCGGACAGTGGGGACAGCCACACGGGTCGCGTACGGGCTGTCGAAGTTCAGACGCCGACGCACCTTCGACGCGGGGGTAGAAATGACGATATCTGCAGGACGCTTCGACATAATTCCTGGAACGCAAAATACAGATCAAATCGCGTATTAGATCGTAACCTACCGTATCGGGAGAGTATTCCTGAGAGAGTAGCTGAAGATATTTGATGGCAAGCATGCACCGAAACCCGTGAACCGTCTCGGGGAACTCGTTAACCAGTGGATCCCACATTTTGCAAGCGGATACTTAGAGCGTAAGTATTTATAACAGGCGGGAGAGTTATTTAAGCTTTGAGCGCGAGATGTGATTGGTCGAGGGGCCACAAAAAAACGCGCGGCCATCCGGT